CGAGGCGGGTCAGTCTATCGCTCCCCAGGCACTTGCCATCACTCCTAGACCGCAGTCCCTGAAGTGGCCATCCGTGGCTCGGCTGGTGCTTAGGACTGTACTTTCGCCTCGGTCGCTCGGCAGCACCAGATGCCCTTCAATTGTCAGCTGCAATCTCCAGCCCCGTGCAGCCCAGCGGGGAAGTTGTAACACTGTACGCCCGTCATCCACCCAGTTCAAGTTGCTCGCGAAGATATTTTATCTCGTCCGCGCTCGCCTTGACGATCCTGGCGTAGTCTTTGTTAATCTCCTTAAGCCGATCTACCTCTCCCACCAGCCTATTTACTAGGCAGGCGTGATGCCATTTGTGGCACTCGTCGCTGTGGGTTGACAATCTGTCATCTCTCTGTTGCTGGAGCCAAGCCTTGGCGTCGGTGGCAATGTTAGTGGTAGACATTAGATAATCGTTTCTGCAAGTTAATGTGCAGTGGCTTTTACGGACCACGCCTGTGATCTGTGAAATCTTGCTCAAGCTCATGCACCAGCCGACTCCCGGCATGTCTGTAAAAGCATGGCAAGAATGCGTGAATGAATAGGTAGCAAGCAGCCACCATGCACCCGACTCCATGTCCCGCAGCAAAACGAAAGTGTCCAGCGTAGGACATGCCGTTCTCCTCGAGGTGTTCCCGCCACCGCTTAGAATATGACAATGCCATACTCCCGCAGCAGGTCTTGCAGCTTTTCCCTGCACTCTTCAAACACTTGCTGCTCCTCCCACTTAACCTTGGCCCGCATCCAAGTGTCGAGCGCGATCAGCACACCGTAAGCCTCGCTGGCTGTGGTCGCCATCTTGAACTCCTCCTGCTCTTCTGGCAGATCAAACGCCAACGTGGCTTTCATACCACCTCTCCATGCTTCTTAAACGGTCACTAGTAACGGCAAACCTCGTGCCATAGCCGAAGTCCACCTCCTTGCACTGCGCAAGGAAGTCGTCGCGATCTATCCATCCAACTAACTGTACTGTTGCTGGGCTCTTTGCCAGTGCGCAGACCGTTCGCTCTGCCACATCCCTGCTCTCGTAGAACAAGTACAGCGGCGGCTTGTTCGGTAGCCTGGTCTTCACTTGGATTTCCATGCCGTCTTGGATGAGGTCAACAATCTTGCCGTCTCCGCCTTTGCCAACAGTCTCATCGATCCGCAACCCTAGATACTTGGACACGGCAAACTCGCCAAGCATGCCAATGTAGTGAGACTCGTACTCTGTCATGGCTGATCGCTTGTTGCTCCGCACCCCGGCCTTCACGACGTTGCGCCTCTCAGCCATCAGGGCACAGTACTGCAGATCGGCGCAGCCAAGATGAATTAGCATGGGTCAGGTATCCCGTACATCATATTCCCAAACACCTTGATGTCAGACGAGTCAACGTGAATCACCCGACCATCTTCAAACAGATGCACCACCCAGACAGTGTTAATCATCGTGCCGTAGTCGATCAGGAACAGGGCATGCCCCTCACCCTTCGGCGTCAGCACATGTATCTCTGGGTTGCACTGCAGTATCACTTGCTTACCGCCGCCCCGAAGTGATGACCACCGTGCAACACCCTAACTCTGGTGGCTCGAGGGAAGTTGTCCATTATCATCTCGCAGGTGTCCGCATACTCCTGCAGATCAATCTTCTCGCGGTGCTGGTGAATCCACGAGTTAACCTCCTCAAAGTCTTCCGCAGGACGAATGCCGTCAGACCGAAGTGTTACCCAGATTTGCGTGTGCAGCGTTCGGGTGTGTACTTCGTTCTCGAACGACCGCAGTTGAAAGAACCAGTTAAGCATAATCATTTCCCCAAGTGGATATTAAAAGCCCACGCAGACGCTCGTTCTCGGCCTCCAGCTCTCTTAACCTTTTCGTCAGCTCCGCCAAAGTCGGCCTCGCCCCGGAGCTGCCCTGCCTCCCATGCGATAATGTCTCCTGTTCGGTTGTCACAGACTCCTCCATATGTCTTTACCTCCACTTCTTCTGCAGCTACACGAAACCCATCTTTTATGCGTGTCGTCTTAAAACCCATTCTTGCGTAATAGTCAGCCTCGTCCCAAGCAGGCTTGTCCAACTCACTTGTTCCCTCTTGGAAGCTCTTGCAATACGCCGCGATCTGCTCAGGCGTTGGGTCATCGGGCCTACCGCCCATGATGTTTGTCAAAACGTAATAGCCAGTCATCTCGACCTCCTTTCGAGTTCCTTGCGGTAAAGGTTTCTGATCCATCCGGTGAGTTTTTTGTTGCCCGCCCCCCACGACAGATAGTGGCCAGGGAGGTCAGAAAGTTTGTAATTTGCAAACTTGCCTTTGAGCGGGTTTCTGTAGGTGCCGACGCTCCGCTTGCCGGTGGTGATGTCGATTTCTTGCTCGGTGATAACACCACTAGCCCTCCCGCTGGCATTGGCCCGCATTCGTTCAATGGCTTCGGCTGTCGCCCGCTTCTCTGCTTCGGTCCTGGCCCTCTCCTCCAACTCCGCAGGAGTGAGTTCCGCTCTGGCGGCAATCTCTTTGGCGATGGCGATCTCTTTCTCGGAGAGATCGCAGAACATGTCGGGGGCCGTGATGAGCTTGTGATCCAAGCTGGATCCGGTGCAGTCCACAATCTTGAAAAAGGGTTTCGCGCTGGCACTAATACGTTCCTTTCGTTGTTCAGGCGTCAGGCCAGGAACATCGATAACGCCCGGAAGAGGACGAGTAGCGCGGCCAACGCACTGCAGCCAGAAGATTCGACTACGAGTTGGTCTGCCCAGGATGAGGGTTGTCGTTGGCGGATGATCGAACCCAGTTGCGACAACCTGACAATTGACCAGCACATTAACATCACCACCGCGAAATCGACCAAGACACTCAGTTCGTTCATCTTCGTCTTGTTTCCCGTGAATGTAGGTTGCTGGAATTCCGTAGTTGTTGGTCAGGTAGTGGGCCACGCCCTTGGCTGAAAACACTGACGGTGTGAATACAATCGTCGGGCCATGCATCTGCTCCGCTGTCACAAGACACAACCTGTGAAGGTTGGCTTCCTTGTGCATCTCCTCGGCTAGCTGCGACAGCTGCAGATCGCCGCCGCTGATGGCTATCTTGGTCGTGTCGAGATGCTGAAACTGGGCTAGTGTGCAAACAGGTGGGACTGACCATCCGTTCTCGATTCCCCACTGGATTCCGTAGTCTGCTGAGATTGATTCGTAAAATCGCATGCTCCCTCCATGAGCATTGGCACTCCATCCATCCGAAATGGAGTTGCCGTAAACCCGGCCACGAAGGCCCCATCCTCCTGAAAGTGTTTCAACATCTCGACCACAGGCTCACTGCACTGCATGTGGGCTTCGTCTATTACTACGAGGTCGAAGCCTGACAGCCGGTGGTATCTTTTCCTGTCACCCGCCCGGCTTAACAGTGTCTGCTTGCAGGCCACCACGACCTTGGCCGGTGGTGTCCACCCGTCATCGGTCGTTGATTTGAATTCAGCCATCTCAATATCAACGTCATCACCAACGATCTGCCTGCACTTGTTAACTGCTTGCCACACCAGCTCTCTCAGCGGTGCAATGATGAGCGTCCTCCCCGATAATCTGCTGGCGAGCGTGGCGAATATGATCGTCTTGCCCGCTCCAGTGAACAGGGCGCAGAGGGTCGAGCGAAGGCCGCGATCCATCGCAGCCTCGACTCGCTCGATCACATCCGTTTGATAATCACGCAGTTCCATCTGCTACCCTCTTAGGGAAGCCCCGGGCGGCAGCCGGAGGAAACTGCCGCCCGGGGCGAGACAAGTCACGCGAAGTCTGCAGCCAACTCGCGGGACTCGGTCTTCGTACCAACCAACGTGCAACGCTGCACAACCATCACCAGCTTGGAGCGATTGCTGCCGTCCTGTGACTGCCAACGCTCTTGCTTGATCCGCCCTTCAAGCAGGACGGGCTTGCCCTTTGACATGTAGCCTGCAACCTTGCCCGGTTTCCAGAACTCACAGTCAAGGTAAGTAGGCTTTTCGTCGCCCTTGTAACTGTCGTTCAACGCCAAGGTAAACTTGGCCAGGCCATCACCGATGTCCCTGATTTCAGGGTCAGCGACAAGATTGCCCATCACAATGAGCTTGTTAAAGCTGCTCATGCTTTCACCTCCCAGGTGGTTCGGAACCTCTCCTTGCAGCG